TTAATACGATTTTTGATCATAATTCAGAGTGCGGAATTTCATGGAAACCGGACAATCAAATTACAAAATCTATACCAAAAATCGTATTTAAATGGGCGAGAGAGGAGTTTAAAAAATGAAACCTAGAGACCTAAAGTGCCGCCCACAAGTAGCTGCCGTCATTGGCGAGGCTTATGCTGATTATGAGTTGCAGCTTGTTATTGATTGTGAGGAGTGTTATGTAAACGAGGGCGAAGAAAAAATATTTGATTCTTTCGCGTGGAGTGAATCCCCACAAAAAAATGATTTTTGGAGTCTTATTTGTGATGGCAAAAACCCCTACGAACACGGCCATGAGAAGCCAAGGCTAAAAGAATGGATCTACTACGAAGGTGAGTGGCTTTATCGCGACAATGATTATTACACTGATGAAAACGGCTGCTGCACTATGCATATTAGCGAAGTAAATGGCGTTGGAATCCCGCGATATACTGGGGAGGTCAATCCTAATAATGCCCATAAATCCAAGGCTGCGGGTAAGATAGGAGCGCGATTAGTGCCAGAAGAAGAAAAATCAATATGCAAAATGGCTGAAGACGCATTCAAAAAGGCTGAGGCTAGGGAGTTTGACAAAGAACGCAGCAAGGTAACAGCAGCAAGCATACTAGAAGCAGGATTAGGTCATATGCAAGACCGAGCAGTCACCTACGATAATCCACAAGGTGAGCGTTCAATGGGTAAAACTGTTGATATGTTTAATGTACTTTATGGATTAGAGATAACAGAAGAGCAAGGATGGGCGTTTATGACTATCTTGAAGTTAGTGCGTACAAGTCAGGGTGAGTTTAAGTTGGATAACTTTGAAGATATGGCGGCTTATGCTGGGTTAATGGGTGAGGCTGCCAGTGAGAAACCAAAAGTGTGAAACCGTAATACCTGAGACACTACTTTTCTGTATGATTGCTGTTATAGTTATATCTGCTAAAATGCAATAATTAATTAAGGGTAATGATATGAAATCCAACAAATCAAAGAAGAAAGTAGTTAAGAAGCCAGCAAAGGGTAAGAAAATTGCTGGTGCAGGTGGTAACGGAAAGCAACGGAAACCCAGTTATGCTTAGCATCGTATCCCCAATACTTCTTTTAATCGCTGTCATGCTGTCCGTTACTGGTCAGCAATGGCACAGATTACTTTGTACTATATGTGTAATCGTCCCAACTATTGCTCATTATTATTGGTTTGATTCCACCACTGGGACTGTGTATTACGGCTCAGCTATGGCGTTTAGCTCAATGAGTATAGCCTTACTTCAATTTGTGAAGCCAAACGAGAAACATTCCGAACTCGTTGTTCATCTTCAATCTATCTCTCTAGCCTTTGTTATAGTCAATTTTATAGGGTACTTTATTTGGTATGCCTACATGAGTCCTATAGTATATAATTGGATGTGTTTATTACTTGCAGTTATAGAAGCTGCGCGGTTGTTAATCCACACAGATGGCGATAAAGAAGATGGAATTGATGGCCGCTATTATAGTAGGAATGCTAATGATAATAAGCGCGGCTTGGGTAGTAGGGGGTAATATCTATGGACGGTATAAAAGAACAGGTGATCGAACCAGTATTAAATAACCCTAAGACCCAAGCGTTTATTGCAAGTGCTACAGTTGGGGTTAGTGCTGGCTCAAGTACTATTGAGAACCTTCAAAACATATTCGGTTTAATTGGTACTATTCTAGGTTGTATCTTAAGTGCCGTATTGATTTATAAGAATTTAAAGCAGAAGAAATAAACGGTTTATAGTGCGCCTCAGGCTATATAAAACCCCTGTGCAATACTGAGGCAACCTAAAGACTTGATTGTCTTTTTTTTGGGGTTTTAAAAGCAAAAGCGAGAGAAATACGAGAATGCCAGAGTTCACAGAAGATAGGCAGCCAGAAAAACGCAGAGGAAAGGCATTCAAGACTCTACTGCTTGAAGTCATTAGGGAGGAATCTTTAATTGACGTAGGGCCAAATTCAACAAGAGATCAGGCAGAGAAAGCCTTTATACATCATGCGGCACAGAGAGCCTTTAATTCTTCCGACCCTTCATCAAATACAGTTCTAAATGAGTTCTTAAAGCGAACATTCCCACCGCTAAAGCAGACTCAAGAAGCTGTTAATTTCAACTTTCCTGTAGATGGCACACCAGCAGAGAAGGCTATGTCTGTAGTTGATGCAATATCAAGCGGGGATATACCGGCAGACGTTGGACAAACCATTATAGGTATTATTAAAGATGCCGTAGTCATAGAAGAGTCAACCGACCTAAAAGAACGCATCCAAGAACTAGAGAAGGCGTTGGGTTTAAATAATGAGTAGCGCGCTATCAAAACGTTTAAATAGGATTGAGCCATTAGCATTAGCGCAAACTGGAAACCTAGAGCCAACTGTTTATGGTGTAATTGATCGCGTAGAAAAAATAGATGGCGAGCTAGTGCCTAATATTATAAGAAGATGGAAGGGCGTTATTGGTGAGATGATTGAAACCAATGAAGAGCCGACCGTCTTGCTTGTTGAAAAACTAGAGCCTGCAATACTAAAGCATAAGAAATATAAGTGCTTTTATGGTGGAAGAGGGGGGATGAAAACAAGATTTGCCCAAAACATGATGGTGACGCAAGTTCACTCTTCTGGGTGTAAGGTTTACGCATTGCGCGAGCGCATGACTGCACTAAGGGAGTCTATTTATTCAGGTATTGAATCAACCATACAAAAAAGCAATATAGGTGGGTTTATCCCAGTTCCATCTAAATGGGAAATAAGAAACGCAAACAAAGGCAAAGTTGTTTTTGGTGGAATGCAGAATATTATTGATATGAAAGGCACGTCAGATTTTAAGTACTTCTTAATGGAAGAGGCGGAGAAAACAAAGCAATCAACCGTTGATACATTAGGGCCGACACTTCGAGATGTAGAAGGGGCTGAGCTTTGGTACTTATGGAATACTGGCAGCTCTCAAGATCCAATGTCTAAAGAATTTATAACCCCGTATCAGGCAGAGATAGATAAGCACGGTTACTATGAAGACGAGCATCATCTAATCATAAGGCTGACCTATGAAGATAACCCTTGGTTCATGCATGATGAATCTCTAAAGCAAGAGCTAGAGAAAGATCAGAATAAGGTTAAGCGAGGAATAATGACTAAATCAAGATTCAATGGTATATGGCTTGGCCACTTCAATGATGATATTGCTAATTCAGTAATACAAGAAGACTGGTTTAAGGCATGTATTGATGCTCACAAGAAGCTTGGCTTTGAGCAACGAGGCGCGATTGTATCGGCTTGCGACCCATCAGATACAGGCAATGACCCGTGCGGCTTTACATCTAGACAAGGTGTTGTGTTCTTTGATATACGAGAGATTGAAGGCGAGAATGGCAACCGTAAGATGGATGAAGCCTGCAAAGTGGCTATCTCTCATGGGTGTGACTCGTTTGGCTATGATGCTGACGGACTAGGCGCAACGCTAAGAGATAATGTCGATAAAGCATTCAGTGGAAAGCGTACCAATATATATGCTTACAAGGGGTCGAGTGAAATACATGAGCCTAATGCACAGTTTAAGAGTGAGACGGCCAGCCTAACTAATCGCAGTGATAACCTTAAGAACAAAGATGTGCTTCATAATAAGAAGGCTCAGAACATCATAGGGTTTGCTGAACGTGTGTTTAGAACATGGGAAGCAGTGGTAGAGGGTAAGTATCATGACCCTGACACATTGATTAGCTTTGCCTCTTATGATCCTGAGACTAAGAAAGGCATACAGCCTAATATGATGGAGAAGCTAAAGGCAGAGGCCACAAAGACGCCTATTAAGAATGGCGATACAGTTAAGTTTTATACCAAGCCTGAGCTTAGAAAAGGCATTGTGCTTCCTGATGGGTCAAGGATGGTTATTCCATCACCAAACCTATTTGATGCTGCCGTGCTATCTTTTGATAAGTCAAGTATAATCAAGCAAATTGATACAACGGAAATCAACTTCCAGTCCTTATTTTAGGTGTTGAAATGGCAGACAAAGAACAAGAAAACAGAGAAACCTTCCGAACTTGGATGGAAGAGCTTAAGGGTGATCAAGAGTCTGACTCAGATCAGCGTGAGAATTCAAAAGAGTGTGACCGCTTTCTTTTAGATAAAGATGGTCAGTGGGAAGATGACATAGCACGCACATTGGATAGCCAAAACCGTCCGCGCTATACCTTTGATAAGGTGACGCCAGTACTCGAGTCTATGATGGCTGACATCGAGGATATGGATTTCGGTTGCAATATTAAGCCTGCTGGCAGCGGTGCTGATAAAGACCTTGCCCTTACCTATGAGGGCATGATTAGAACCATTCAAAATGATTCCCGCTCTGATGCGATCTTTCGCAATGCTTGCCGTCGTGTAATGCGCCGTGGCTTTGATGCTTGGATGGTGAGGGCTAAGTACGCCGATGAGTGGTCATTCGAGCAAGATCTTTACATTGTGCCTATCACTAACGCATTGAACAGAGTATGGGCATCTAATGCCTGCAAGAAGCCTGATTCCTCTGATTCTGAGTACATGAATGTTTTAACGTCGATCAGTCAGAAAGAATATAAGGAAAGGTGGCCAGACCGCCAGCCTGTAAGTGTTGATGACTACAATGAGGAGCGTGATTACAGTGACTACCAACCTAATAATATTACGATAGGTGAGCGCTATTATAAGAAAAAGAAAATGATCGAAATCGCTCAGATGTCTAATGGTGAAGTTCATGAGATTAATGACGACTATAAAAAAATCAAAGATGAGCTTGCACTTAATGGAATTACTGAAGTTAACACTAAGAAGGTTAATGACTTTAATTGGCTTTACGCTGTTTATGATGGCAATGGAATAATGGAAATAGATAAGCCAACCCCATTCAAATCTAACCCCATTGTGACTGTGTATGGTAACTATGAGCACATAGGTAGTAACTCAAAGATCACTTATTCAGGTTTTGTTGAAAAAGAATTAGACGCTCAGCGTGTTCATAACTACTCGAAGTCTAGAGAGATTGAAGAGGGTGCATTATCTCCTAGGGCCAAGTGGTGGATGACTAAGGCTCAAGCTAAGGGTAATGAAGACCAGATAGCTCGAATGAACATCAGTTCTGACCCTGTTCAGTTCTACACTCCAGACTCAGAAGCACCTCCGCCATTCTATCAGCAAGTAGCTCAAGCCAATCCGCATCTAAACGCGCTTGGCAATCAGATGGCCTCAGACATTAAAGAGCAAGCTGGTGTGTTCTCTGCTATGCAGGGTGACTTCTCTGGCCGTATGTCTGAAGACACTGTAAGAATGCAAATTGATCGAGGCACAGCCGCAACTCGTAAATGGGTTAACTCTATTATTGATGGCATTCGCCGTACTTGTGAAATCCTTGTAGAAACTATCCCTGTTGTTTATGACACTAAACGTCAGTTTACTATTACGGGTATTGATGGCGCTGAAAGTCTAGTTACGCTGAATGAAGAGATTTATGATCAGCAATCAAGGCAAATGGTTAAGAATAACAATCTAAACAAAGGTAAGTATAAAGTTGTTGCTGATGCTGGCCCTGCTTATACTAACCGCTTAGAAGCTGGGTTAGATGCACTGCTTAAATATGCTGCTATTGACCCTACTGTAGTTCAACAGGCTGGTGACGTAATTATGAAAGCCATTGATGCACCTATGGTTGACCAGATTGCAGAGCGTAAACGTAAGCAAATGCTACAGGCTGGTATGATTCCTCCAGAGCAGATGACAGAAGAAGAGAAGCAGCAAATGGCAGCTATGGCTCAACAACCTCAGCAGCCTGACGCTAACATGGTATTTGCCTTGGCAGAGCAGCAGAAGGCCGCTAATGAAGCTCAGAAGATTCAGCAAGAAGGCCAAATTAAGGCGGCAGAGTTACAGCTTAAATCCCAACAAATAGAAAACGATAGGATTAAACTTCAACTCCAAGCAGCTCAAACTAATCAGAAGGGGAATATTGATCAGGCCAAGGCAATTGCAGATATTAGAAACACGAACGCTGAAACGATTCAGACGCAAGTTGAAACGCAGGGCATGACGGTTGACAATATTGGAAAGCAGATAGATAACCTTCAGAAGTTATCGCCTCAAGTTTAACGGTAGTACATAAGGGGTTTGACACACCCCTTTTTATTCTCTATATTATTAGACTTAATCTAATAAGGGAGAGAGGCATGGACTTACATGAAAACCTTTAACGCATTTCAGCTAAACCAAAGCGACCGCCGAGATATATTCAAAGCAGCAAAGGAAGAAGGGGCAATCATTCAAAGGAAAAACACTAATGGCGATGTTCTTGAGGAGTTTGTGATGATTAGCAAAAAAGAATATAAGTGGTATGTCGACCGATCCGGTAGTTACAACTAATTACAGAAGCCTCTGCAAGCCCCTTAACTGGGGTTTTTCATGCCAATCTAATACCTAAAACCTATCACCATAAAACCTACAATTGCATATAACTATTGACAGGGGTAAAATACCCACAGGTACGCGACCTTATCGCGGTTTAAATTCGTCTTGGAGACGCTTAAATGACTGAAGATGCTAATAACCTAGAAACCGAACCTTTAGAGCAAGGCCAGCCAGAAGGTGCAGAAGTACAGGCTTCCGATTCATCGCCGGATAGTGGAGAAAGCCACGAACAAAAACAAAACTCTGTTCAAGAGCGTATAAACAAGATTACAGCAGAAAAGTATGCCGCCAAGCGGGAATCTGATGAGCTGCGTAAACAGCTTGAGGAAGTCCAAAAGGCAAAGGCAGACGCGCCAAGTGCGCAACCTGTTCAAAGTGGATTATCTGACGCGCCTGAGTTGCCATCTGATATATACGATGAAGAGGCTATGCGTAAGTATCATGCTGATATGCTTGCTTATAATCGAATGGTTGCTGAAGAGGCTGGAAAGTCGCAGTATCAGAAGCAATTGGAAGAACAGAAGAAAGCACAAGAGCAGGCAACACAGAAGCAGGCTGTTGATGGTTGGATAGCTAACGCTCAGAGAAGCGGCGTTGATCTAGACAAGCTTGCGGCAGCGGAACAAGCTATAGCAAATGCGGGTGTTAAGCCTGAATTAGCTCAACATGTTCTAGCTGATGCTAACGGGCCAGCAATTGCTGTTCATTTAGCAGAGAACCCAGCTCTTATGTATGAGGTGATTAACATGTCACCAATGGCGGCAGCGGTTAAGATCGAAACTGAGATCAAAGCAGCAGCCTTATCACAAACACCAAAAGTATCTAATGCGCCGGAACCCCTGCAAGAAATTAGCGGTGGTGGAGCGGTTGAGCAAGATGAGTTCAAACGACAGTTTCCGAACGCTGAAATCATTTAAGGAGGCCAATCATGGCTAATAATTATCAAAGTAACGTAAACACTAAACTTTTAAAGGCCTTTGCCAAGGGTTTTGAATCTAGCCAAGTGCTAGGCAAGACCGTTTCTAAGCAGCTTGTAAACGATTTTGACGCATCTACTGGTCGTGACTATGGCTCGGTAGCCATGAAACGTCCGACACAGTACGTACCTCAACGCACAAGCGATGGTGATTTGACATCATCTAGCGCTAACCCAGTTAAGGTTGGCCGCGTTCAGGCTGAAGTTTCCGACTACATTACTGTATTCGTTGAAAACACTCAGGTTGAAGAAGCATTAGAAGCAGATCAGCTAGATGAGCTGCTTAAGCCTATTGCTATGGATATGACCACCACCCTTGAAAGTGAGCTTGCCAACTACATGGCCAAGAATGCCGCTCTTCAAACTGGTAATCCTGATAACGCTATCAGTAAATGGTCTGATGTTGCTGAAGCTGGTGCATTGCTAAAAGAAATCGGCGCGCCTTCTGGCATGTCTTACGGTGTTATTAATAACTTCACAGAGACAGCGCTTTCTGATCTTCAGACTCAATTAGGTGTGAATGGTGAAGTTGGCGATGCATGGTCTAGTGCTATGATTAAGCGTAACTTTGCAGGCTTGGATATTCTTACAACCAATAACCTACCATTGTTTACTACTGGTAATACCACAACTGGCTTGACTGTAGGCGCTACACCTTCAGCTACTTATGCTAGCTACAAAGACACATACCGCATGACCATTACCTTGGCAGGTGCTACACCTACTACTGGTACACTGACTGAGGGCACAGTGCTTCAGTTTGAAGGCTCTAACCTAATCAATATGCGTAACCGTAAAACTCTTGATAAGAATGGCTCGCCAGTTAAGTTCACTGCTACTGTTCTTGAGGATGCTACTGCTGATGGCGGTGGTAATATCATTGTTAACGTATCTGGCGCGGCCATCTTTGAAACTTTGTTAGATGGTGCATTTAACACTGTAGATCGCGCAGTGACCGCAGGTGATAGTGTAACAGTGCTAAATAGTGCTGCTGGCGCTACCTACCGTCCTGAGCTTGCATACTGCCGTGACTTCGTTGGTATGGGTTCGGTTGTTCTGCCTAAGCTTCACGCATTAGATTCTAATGTTATGAACTTTAACGGCAATTCAATTCGTGTCCACCGATTCTCAGACGGCGTTGGCAATAAAAACCGCTACCGCTTTGACTTGCTGCCTACATTTGCAACATTCAACCCTGCATGGGGCGTAAAAATGGCTGGTAATCCTTAGTAGATTATTATCATTTAAGGGGGGCTTCAGCCCCTCTCTTTTTAGGGGTAAAAGATGGAACGTGTAATAACACTGTTTAAAGCGGCTAGCACTGATAAAGGCTATCACGCTGTAATGATTAACGACCAAGAAACCCACAACAGCTTTGTTAAGGCTGGATGGGTTGATTCTGTAGATAAGATTGGCGAGGGCCTTTCTGATGAAGAAAAAGAGCTGCGTGAAGAATACGAGCAATTAACTGGTAAAAAGATTAGTGGCCGCGCTAAGATGGAAACTATTAAAAAAATGTTAGCGGAAGCCAAAGAGGCTCAAGATGCAAATCAAGAAGGGTGATTTAGTAAACGGCGCTTATTCGATTATTCGTATTAGTGGCTTAACTATTAATCCACAGCCTGAGCAGGTATCAGTAGGCGTTCAGGAGGCTGATGATTTAGCCTCTGAACTTAAAGGCATGGGTGTTGATATTAATTGGCAGCAGCCTGCAAATTACGGTCTAAGCGATACTGATGACACTAGCGGCTTGACCGCTGAAATGGCAGGGGCTTTTAAGTCTCTTCTTGCGTTAAGGCTTGTTGACTTATTTGGCAAGCAAGCTACACCAACGCTTGTGGAGCGCTCCAATAAAGGTATGCGCACGCTAGAGCAAATAGCCATTCATGTTCCTGAAGCTGAGCTGCCATCTACTCTGCCTACTGGTTCCGGTAATGAATGGGGTCGTAATGATCGTCATTTCTACCCTGAGCCTGCTGCTAACCAAGACGCAGATTATGTGTTTAAAGGTGATGTGCTTAATTACACTGAAGACTTTAGCGCTTGGCTGATTGATGAAGAGCTTGTTTCTGTATCGTGGGAGGTTAGCGGTAGTGGCATTACTATTGAGAATGAAACCTTTGATGAAGCAACGGCTTCAGCTCAATTAACCTTTACTCGTATAGGTGGATACACGGTTTGCATAACAGCAACCAAGACCAATTCAACCGACGTACTTACTGTTAATAAGAACTTTATCATTAACAATTGTGAGAGGAAGACAAACGTCTTTCTATAATCGCTGAAAATAATGTATAATGAGGTTGTCAGTCTTGTGAAGGGGGCTGACTTAGGGTGATCACCCGCCTATACCTTCACATCCTTCACATAACGCCCTAGCTGTACAGGGCAAAACAATTCCCTTCGCTTAACCTTCATTAAGGGCTTTAACATGGCTAAATTCTTAGTGCCATTAGCGAACGGAGTATATGAATCTCAAAATATCCGTTCCGTTGGTAGTGACAACACCACCTATTACCACCAAGTCAGCTTTGAGGTTAATGGAAGCCCAACAGCGGGAACCATTGAAATCAAGGCGCAATCCCCTGACTCACAGGTCTATGAGGCCATCCCTGATGGCGTGATTGATTTAACAGCGCCTCAAACTCTCCTTTATCAATTCAATACCAAGCTTTATCAGTTCACGGTGACGGGTTCTGATGTATCTGAGGGCTTCATTGCTGTTAATGATCAGGAATTAAAAGGGGTGACACCATGACATTAGGCCCACAAGCAATAGGTATAGGCCCGCAAGAAATAGGCGGTGGCGGTGGATCAGCAAACAGTGCTAAGCGCGAGCTTATATTCACTGCCAGAAGTACGGCGGCATCTCAAAATCCGACAGCGTTAGACACGCCACTCCAAGTTGAGTTTGGCCCAGCTCAAGGCGGTGTAAATACTCCGCTTCAAATTGATGCTTCTGGGAATGTCACAGTAAACGAGAGTGGAACTTACTATCTGACGATCACACTTCAAACTGGGCGAGTTGGTGCCAGTGGAATATCTATGGTGTATGGTCGGTTGCTTGTCGATGGGGTTCAAGCTGGTGGATCAGTGCTGGCCGAGCTTGATAACGCAAATATAGTCATTCCCTTACAATTCAATGTATTTAATGATTTTACTCAAGGTCAAATCATAACTGTCGAGATATACCGAGACGCTGGCGGGAATAATTCAGGTGGGTTGGTAGAGGGCATCCCTAGCCTATCAGGCTCAGGTTGGTCTAATGCAGAAACAGCCACCGTTACAGCGAGTCGTTTAATCCCAGCTACGCAAGGAAGCTCGACACCAGTTCAAGATAGATCGAATTATGTGTTGGTTAAGCAGAAATCTGATTTCCCTAATCCTTCTGGCGGTGTAATCACTCTTTTATCTAATACCGATTACGAGATTAACGGCCTAATCAATCTAGGGAATGACAAAATAGCTTTAAATGGCTCAAATGTTATCTTCGGGGAAAATCCAGAACTAGACATTCTATTAACCAATAATGCTCAAGCACTAATTGAAGGGAGAGACGCAGGAGCTATAATAGATCGCCTATCCCTAATAAATCCTAGCGGCCCTATTTTTGATGTTGCTGATGTCACAACACCCTCGATTAATAGTTTGTTTGTTACCTCTTCCGTTTTAATTGACTCTATTTCGGTAGGTATATTTAAGGACTTGCAAATAGTTCAGTTTGAGAAGTGTGCTTTCCAGTCGCTTAATAATGGAGTTTCATTTGATGGAATTGAAAATGTAGGGATTAGATTTAACGGTAATATTGTTGAAAATACTGTAGCAGGAACCTTGATTGATTTAGGGGCTAGCGTTGCCCAAGCGATAAGTATGGATCACAACTTTATAGAGTCATCCGCGGGACTTGTATTCCTGAGTGGTGCTTCTGGTGGAGCTAATGTTGCGACAAACGGTCAGGCCTCTGTTATATCTAACACAACTTTTGGGGGTAATCTTCCAACCTTGAGTGGGATCACGACCTCTGATTTTGGCTGGGAGTTTGATCTAAATAATACTATTCCAGATAGTGACCGTATTGGCTCCTTATATATGACTAACAATATAGTGCCTACAACTTTCCTAGCTGCGCTAACGCCAACAAAAGTACTCGGCACTACAATAGCAGGAACTAATATCCAGCGGTTCTCTATGTCGGCAAGCAATCAGCTTACCTATGATGATCTGAAGACTTTCAACACTACTATATCTTATAGTGTGACCGTTGTTAGGACTTCTGGCACTGGTAATAGGCTTGTTAGGTTTTATATTTACAAAAATGGTGCGCTGCTTGTTGGGTCAACCCAAGCTTTAGAGGTCGATAATAGAGAGCGAACCCTAACTATTATTGGTAACGACCTTACTTCAAATGGTGATTACTATGAGTTATGGATCTCAAACGAAGATAATACTAATGATATGACTGTTACAGAGCTTAGCTGCTCCATCAATTAGCGCAGACTATCAACTACTAGAAACCCATGTTAAAATACTATCAATATTTTGCGTGGGTTTTATTATGGCCGCTGTAACTCTCATCAAAGGCGATACATTCGATAGTGTAAAAGTAGACTATCGCGATACTCTGCCTGTCAATATGTACGCTATACCACGGCAAATCCTTGGTGCTGCTGGGTACATGCAACAAATCCATGGCTTAACTGAGTTTGGTAATTCTTCTGGTGTATCTGGTGGGGGCATTTGGTGTACTGCTGAGGGCTTTGAGAATCACTACCGAGTGCAAGGTTCTGATTTTGTTAGTGTTTCAAGTTCAGGTTTGGTTGCTGTGCTTGGCACCGTCTCTGGTACTGGTCAGGCAACTATCTGGTTTTCATTTAACAATGTAGCGATAGTTCGTGACAACCGTCTTTGGTATTACAACCCAGCTCAAGGCTTTAGGGAAATCGTTGATAATCCTATCCTTGGTAGTGTGGTGGGCAATCCAATTTCTGGGTGCTATGTTTCTTCGATTATGTTTCTAACTGATGGTGAAAGAGTCTATCACTCTCAATTTGACGAGTTTGGTGGTCAGCCTGCTGAGGAAGTATGGTTAACTAGCGCAGAGGCGGTGCCTGAATTTGTAGCAGATTACACTTACGCACTTAGACAAGCTGAAAATGATGAGCTTATTGCTTTTGGCTCACGTTCTATTGAGCATTTCTACCTTACTGGATCAGAAGGCTTTGCATTCTCTCCTTTAAATCAAAAGGCTACCCGTCTTGGTGTTGTTGGTAGTCATTCAATGGGCTTAATGTCTGGCAAGTGGTATTTAGTTGGCCGCCAGCAAGAAAGCGCGCCAAGTGTTTATATTTATACTGCCGGATCATTTCAAAAGGTAGCTAGCCGCGAGATTGAGCAAATCTTAAGTGCCTATACAGAATCTAAACTAGAAACCATCACTGTAGATTGTGTGGTTCAGGATGATGTTGAGATGGTTATTATTCAATTGCCTGATATGACCATTATGTATAACCAGACTATTGCACAATCAGCAGGTAAGAACGCTTCTTGGTCAATCCTTAAAACCGACACTACAGGCGGCAATCCTTATCGAGCCAAAGACTTTGTGCAAGACCCTCGAATTAACCAATGGTTAGTGGGCGATCTTCGAGACGGTACTTTGGGCGTATTCGATGACGGTGTGGCTACTCATTATGGCGATATAGCGGAGTGGCTTTTGTTTACGCCTTTTGTGAAAGGTGAGACACTATCTATTGATGAAATCGAGATTGAAACGATAGCTGGTATTGTTAACAACACAGAAGATGCAAATGTTTTTGTGAGTATTACTCAGGATGGCAGGCAATATGGGGTTGAGTACAATATGAATTACGGTTATAGGTACGACTACAATCAGCGGTTTATTGCTTATGCGCTTGGATATATTCGTCATTGGGTTGGGTTTAAGTTTCGCGGCGCTACTAGAAATAGAATGTCTTTCGGTTTATTTAATGTGGAGCTTTCCTAATGGCAATTAGTGAAGAAGAAGCCATAAGACGCCGTAGGGCCAATCTATCTTGGAGTGATATTAAGCGAGAGAACCCAGCATGGTCTGAGATTCAAGTTCAGGATTATTTGGATAAGCAGCAAGATATAGATACTTTGTCTGATGCTAGCCTAACCCTGCAAGAGCAAGTTAACCAGAATACACAAACGAATGCAGATCAACAGCTTGAGATAGATTCTAATACAGTTGGTGTTAACAATAACGCAAACAACATAGCGCAGAATGCCATTAATATTGCTGCCAACTCATTAAACATTGCCCAAAACGCTCTAGATATTGCATCTGTAACAAATGACTTTAATGCGCATAACGCTTCAACAAGTGAGCATGGTGTAACGGGTGACAATATAGGCACAGGTGATTTTGCCCAATCCGCCACAGGCGGCGTTGTATTATTGGCTTCACTAGTGAATGATGCGGTTGATTCTACAGTAAGTGTAGATAGTCCTGATGCACCAGTGGCAGCGGCTACTTACAGTCAGACCGACACTCAGGCCAATGTCGATCTAACCAATGAATTGAAAGCCGATGTTAACCAGCTTGTTATGGATTTAAACGCAGCTATTACACAGCTAAATGATTTTATAGATAAATCCAAAACCGCTAAGCAAATGAGCACATAGGAGAATAACGTGGGATTTAATCCATTTAAAGAAGCACAGAGAAGGCTTGAGGATACACCTTTAGCGCAGTCAGTCGATGCTATTGGTCGTGGCGTTGATGATAAGCTACTAGGTGGTGACGCAGCAGACGCAGCAAAAGCGGCGGCAGCAACACAAGCCGAAGCTCAGCAAGCTGCACTTGATTACCTAAAAGAAACTGAAGCTTTACCTCAAGCATTCCGAGAGGGCGCTTTAACTCAATTAGGTGCTTACTATGGCATAGGGATTGATCCTGAGACTGGTGGATTTACTCAGATTGAAGCAACCCGCCCAAGCCAAGAGCAATTACTTTCACAGGCTCAGTCAAGCCCGCTGTATGACGCTATCATGGGAGGTCGTGAAGCTGGTGAAGAAGCATTGGCCCGTAGAGCGGCGGCTGGTTCTGGCTTAAGAGGTGGTGCAACTACGTCCAACCTAATTGGCTATAACACTGATCTGCAAAACCAAGCTACCTTGCAAGCATTTAATCAGCAGCAACAACAGCAACAGCAACGATTAGCTGGATTGGGACAGTTATCACGGCTTCCATCAATGGCACCACAGATTGCACAAGGTACGGCTAATATCGGTCAGACTTTAGCGCAAGGTCAGATAGGTGCGGCCAATGCTCAGCAGCAAGCTATAGGCACATTGCTTGGCATTGGTGGGCAATTTGGTGCATCAGCTATATCAGATAAACGATTAAAGACAGATATTGAGCAGATAGGCAAAACAACGCATCCATCTATCTTTAAGTATCAATGGAATTGGCTTCCAGAATCTGGCAAAGAAGGCGCAGAAACTGGCTACATTGCTCAAGAGGTTGAAACTGTTTACCCTGATCTTGTAATTACTGGTGATGATGGTTATAAGCGAATACTTAAAGAAGAAATTGAAAAACGCCTAGGGGAAATATAATGGCTAATCCTTTTTATGTGCAACCCGCTATCGCTACTAATCAAGCTCTTCAGGGTCTTGGGGGTCTAGCTCAAGCTGGCGGCCAAGCTATCGTAAATAATCGCATGCAGGATCAAAACATTCAAAACACGCAGCAGTTTATGACCTTGGTAGGCCAAGCTAATGCAGCTCAAAACCCTGAGCAAAAAAAACAGCTTATGATTCAAGCATTTACACAATTTCCTGAGCAAGCTAAGCAGTTGCGACAACAGAGCGCTTATGCGAAAGAGCAGCAAGAGCTTGCTAATATGGAAGATGGAAAAGCAGAGAGAATAGGCGCTCAGGAAATACTAGAAGATGGCACAGTTATCCAGTCTGCACAAAGCGGGGTTAAAGTTTACGCCCCTACTGGTGAGCTGTTAAAAGGTCAAGCCGCAGCTGATGCAATAAAAGCCGCTAGAGCTGAGAAGGTTTCAAATCTAAGGCGCGCGGCAGGGGAGAAGAAAACAGCAACGCTAGAAGCTGAGAAAGAGCTAAAAGGCGAGGTCGAGGCGGGCATTATTAGTCAAAAGGAAGCTGCAAAGGCATCTATTGCAGCATTTGATAGACTAGAAAAAGTCAATGACACTATTGGAATATATAACGAAGCGATTGCCTTGATTGATGAAGGAGCTGGAACTGGCGCGGTTGAATCAATGTTTCCCAGTATGAAGGCTGCAAGTATCAAGCTTGATAATATCCAAAATCGTCTTGGCCTTGATGTTATATCAAACACTACGTTCGGCGCTTTATCAGAGGGCGAGATGGCGCTGGCTATGTCTACAGCAATGCCTAAGCGTCTTGATGGGCCTGCTCTAAAAGAATGGCTAACAGAGAAACGAGACGCACAAGAAAAACTTGCAGATTATCTTGAGTCGGCGGCTATATACCTAGGCGTGTCCGGTAACACAAGGGCAAGTTGGTTTAAAAAGAAGAAAATGGAGCGTGCGCAAGCATTAAAAGGCGATCAAAGACCTAAAACCAATAAGCAAGACGCGCCAGCTTTATCTAAATCCGCAATGAAATACCTAGGTGGCCAGTAATGCCAACAAGAGACGAGATCATAACAGGAATGAGGGCCGCTCATGCAGCTGGTGACATAGCTGCCGTTAATGAAATGGCGGCTTATCTTGACTCTATGGAGTCACAGCCAGCGCAAGAACCACAACCAGCCTCAATGACCGAGGAGCAATTCACTACTAGAAGTGGTGACATTCCTGATATCTATGGTGAGATTGCACCTCAAGCCCCACAGCCTGAACCTTCTATCGGAGAAAAAGCTATCGGCGCTGGTGAAGCTGCCTTAACTACTGCAACAGGCATGACTGGTGGCGCGCTTGGTATGATTGGCGGCTCACTGCAAGGTATTATTGACGAGATACGCACCGGTGAATTCGGCTCTAACGAGGCTGCAAATCGCATAGAGAAGAAAGCCAAGGATTTAATGTCTAAACTTACTTATCAGCCACGCACAGGACAGGGTCAAGAATATGTTGAGGCTATTGGAGAGGTAGGTCAAGCTCTCGCGCCTTTAGCGGGACTTAGCGGCCCAATCCAGCAAATGGGGCAGGCCGCAAGATTTGGCAGTGCGGTATCAAAGCCAAAGGCGGTTAATCAGGCCAAGCCTATTACATTAAAGGAATCAGCAGCGCTTTCTAAAGCTTCACCAGAAGCTAGCGCAATCAAGAAAACAGCAAGAAGCTTATATAAAGAAATAGACGACACTGGGGCGAAGGTTGATCAGTCAGATTTTTTAGACTTTGCAATAAAAGCAGAGGATATAGCGAAGAAATCAGGTTTTGATCCTGAGTTAACACCTAAGTCAAACGCCTTACTAAAAAGAATAGGACGCGACCTTGATAAGGATATGTCTATAACAGATATAGACCAGTTAAGAAAGGTATCACAGATTGCAGCAAATAGTTTTGATAATCCAACCGATTCAGCCATAGGCTCTAAAATTATTGACGCACTAGATGACTTCCTTGATGGTCAAGGGGCAAAAATTGCAGCAAAAGGCGGCGCTGATGTTGGTAAGAAATACAGGCAAGCCCGTGATTTATGGGCAAGAGCCAAGAAGTCAGAAATCATAGATGAAGCTATGCTTAAAGCTGAGAATCAAGCTAGCGGCTTTGAGAATGGGATTCGCACGCAATTCAGATTAATACTAAACAACAAGAAGAAGCGTAAAGGGTTTAATAGAGACGAGCTTGCAGCTATGAATAAAGTAGTGCAAGGAGGTACGGCTGAAAACCTACTTAAAACCTTGGGAAAACTTGGGTTTACAGAAGGTCAGCGAACCAATGTTCTAACGGGACTTGCTGGTATCGGGGCTGGTGGTGCGGTTGGCGGTACGTTTGGAGCAGTAGCGGTTCCAGCTATTGGTCAAGTATCAATGAAACTTGCACAAAAGCTAACCCGTAAAAACTCAAAGTTTGCTCAGGATATTGTCAAGTCTGGCAAGAATGGACAAGAGATAGTAAAAGCATATATGCGAAACGTGCCTAAAGATAAGAGAAGTACCGCAGAGCTAACAGAGCTATTAATGCGGCCTGATGTTGATATTGACAGCATTAAGTCTATGGGTGGCAACCAAAAGATTATCAAAGACGCTGTGTTTTATGCTTCAGAGCTTAGGGATGCCAAGGATGCTGGGCTGCTGTCTGCCACCGTTACAGCTCAGGAGTTAGATAGAAAACAGTAAACACAGTAGCGGTTGTCATTACCCAGCTACTAGCAATAGCTGGGAGCAATGCAAACAAAGCAAAGCAAACAGTAATTTTTAAAATCATAAACCACCAAAAACTAAATCAAAAAGGTGAGTAAAATGGCAAATGCCGTAGTTCAATTACCAGTCGAGTACTTCCCTGATACTAATAAGGGTCGACCTTTATGGGATGCTAAAATCTATATCGGAACTATTGATCTAGACCCTCGCATCCCAGCTAATCAAAAGGTCGTAACAGGTCGTCAAGAGAATGGCACGGAGGTGGCATTAGCGCAACCAGTGAGGACTAACTCAGGAGGGGTGCCTGTTGATGCGTCAGGCAATATAGTCACCTTGCTTGTTGACGGCGCTTACTCTATGGCCGTAGATGATCGTCAAGATAATCAGAAATATTACTTTGCAAATGTACTATCAGGATCACCGCTAACTTTCGAGCAAGTATCTACATCGGATATTTTAAACGCTGCACTGGTTACTGCTACAGGCACAACTACGCCTAGAAGTTTGGCCGATAGGTCTGGCGAGAATAAAAGTATTATTGATGATGGAGGTATAGATAAAATTTATGTATCAACAATTGGCAGTGATACTAACTCTGGTCTGACGGTAGGCTCGCCAGTACTGACCCTAGATAGAGCCGCAGAGTTATTTGAAAAATACCAGTTTAAGACAAACTCAACCATAACAATAAAAATTGCAGCAGGGACATACAATGAAGGTCTAGCGATAAGTAATGTTAAAAACAGACATGAGCTAGTCGTAGAAGGTGAGCTGTTGGCTGGAGTCCCCAGTGTTATTATTGATGGTACAAGTGCTACAAAGCCAATGGGGCTTAACTTTAACTCTATGAATAATGTTAGGGTTAAGTATATTAAGGTTCAGAACTTTGGCGGGGTTGGTTCTGGAATTATAATTCAAAACGGCACCCGTGGTGTTATTGATACATGTGACTCTGAAAGTAATGCAGAGGCTGGATTTAACTGCTCAGAAGATTCAGAGATGGTTGTAATCGGTACATGCAATATAATTGGTAATGATATTACTAAATTCGGGCTAAGGTATTATAGGAATTCTGGTGGATCAGTAAGTGATAACACAAACCCAATAACCATAACAGGCTGTACAAGTGCAGGACTGGTATCAAGAGATGGTTCTAAAGTTGTAACGGTGAATAATTTCAATGTTTCAAATTGTAATCTTACCAACACTTCTACAGGTGTACTTGCTCAAAAGGATGGATATATTGAGTTAAGGACTTGTACTATTACCGGCAACAGTATCGGCGCTTACGCTGAAAACAATTCAATCATAGACACACAAACAGGGGTTAGGAATGTATCTGGAAATGTGCGTGACATAGTTATCCGTGATAATTCATCAGATAGGTCATTATTTACCTATTCTGCTTTACCTATGCAAACATGGGTTCCAAATAGTAAACCATCAGGACTGATAGGTAATTCAGGATATGATCTTGTCGTTGATTATGACGGCACAACAGGGATGCAATGGTTAGTTAATGGCAATAATGTAAACTTAAACTTCGATAAGAAGTCAGTTATTAGTTACATAGGGTCAGATTACTCATTTAGGTTTACTGTAAATGGCACTGATGCAATAAGGCTTATTGACGCACCAACATCTAATAAAACATCTATGCTATTGCTTGTTAATGATGGAGCTGCTACTAGCTTGCGTCAAGTTAAAGTCGGTGCTGCCGATAGTGGTGGCTCTGGGCAAAGGTTGCTTACTGTGGATAACTAATAGCATTAACTAAGGTACTTGCAAAACACGAACAACAGGAGCTAAACACCATGGCCAAGCAAACAAACCAACATGATTATCACTAAAAACTTCAACCCAAAAACAGACCCTAAACTACTTTGCACATGCGGCCACAAGGAATGTGACCGCCGCAGCGTAGATCAAGAGTCCTTAGATAAATTGCAGCTTATCCGTGATGACCTAAACGCGCCTATGGTTATCACTTCTGGTGGTCGCTGTCCTTATCATCCTAATGAAATCAAAAAGGCCGATATCGGTGATCACCAGCTATGTAAGGCTGTAGACGTTCGCTGTGATAATATTATTATGGAAACCAAGCTAAAGGTATTAGCAGGCCGCCATGGTGCTACGAGAGTGGCAGGTGGTGCATATTGTGGATTTGTTCACATAGCATGGACTGAAATAGACCGGAAAGACGTACCAACTTGGAATTACTGATGATTAAGCGCTTACTAATAATGTGGCTTTTCGTAATTGGAATAACCATAGCCTTAGTATTCGCTTTATCTTGTGACCTAATTCACATAACCAAAACCAAACTAAGGGGTTTAAAATGCCGTTACTTTTAAAAATAGGCTCAGCTATAGGTATGTATTTCTTTAAGAAACATGCTTTAGAGTTAGCGCTAGATGGAATTATTGAAGCTGCTGAAAAAGCATCTAAGAGCACTGTAACTAAGCTTGATGATAAAGCCGTTGCAGCGCTCAAAGATGATCGTGAAGCTATTCTACGGATTGCCCGCGACTTGCTTTAGAAAGCTTCTTTTTTAGCTCAATGTTTTGATTGATGGCACTGCAATACTTATCTGTTAGTTTTGCGTACTTCTCAGCTTGAGCTAAAGCCTTTTCACCTGCGTGCTTCACAAGTAAATCTAGTGATGATATTTGACTTAAAGCAAACTCTAATTCATCCGCTAATGCTTTGTTTTTTGCCTGCTCCAATTCAAACAACTTCTGAATACGCTTAGCTTCAGCTTCCCACACCTTAGCGTAATCTTTAGGATTAACCCTACGCCAATGCTGCTCATGGTGTGTTTTGTGGTATAAAATCTTGCCTTCTACTTCTGTTTTGCGATACCTAAGCATTTGATTTTCCTAATAATTCTTTGTTTTCGTGTGCATTTCCTGCAATTATAAGTCTCTTTGCAGTGCTCGCCACAAGAGCTTGGTTTGCATGATTGTCATCATCAATTAATCTGAAAGAGCCGTTCTCAAAAGCAACAGCCCTAGGCAAGCCTTCCCTGTATCCAAGAATATCACCCTCGTAAATCTCTACGCCGTTTTTATCCTTGAGTCCTGTGTATTGAGCGCCTTCAAAATCTGAAATATTTTTACCAACTGGACTAACAAACCCATCAGAAATATAACCCCAATAATGAAAAGATTCGCCATTCTTTCTATATGCATCTTTTAAAAACTGTCTAAATTTAATATTTTCCATTACCCAAAAACCTCTAAAAATTCATTTTCAAGCTTCTTTGGCCAGTTCCAACTTTTAATGGTGGCCGCCCGCTCGTCACGCAATATCTCTTCATCGCGAATGCGCATTTCTTCACGTGAGGCCTTTAAAAGCTTATCAGCACGCTCTTTAGCTTCTAACGCCTCATTATGTAGCTCTTCAAAGTAAATAGCATTCTGGCACACTGAGAAGCCTTTAAACGCCATTCCGTATAGCTCGGTATCAATGAAAACCTGCGCTTCATGTGTATTTTCTGTCATGCCATAGAATTCACGGCATTCCTTGCTTAGTTTAGCTGTATTTAAATATACTGTTTGAATCATAATTTTACCTTTAAGTATTTAAGTGTTTCTTCCCACGGGTCAATCTCAATATTGCGAGACTTTGCCCAGTTATTAGCCGCTATAACTAAATTGTCAGCCATTTCAAAGAATGGAAGTGACATTGAGTCGTAGGCTCTGTCTAGTGTTTCTCTTAGTGTCATACTAACCACCTTAATTAAATGAATCGGCCTAGAGTCCTGTCTAGGCACAGCTAGTCTTTCCCAGTGTCAACCAATTTAAACAGTGGCCCCATGCCACGAACCAAATACTAGCTCAATCCTAAGCCTTTGCAATTGGCAGAAACTTACAACATTTATTTTATTTTGGTAGTTTTGGCCAATGACTAAATATCACACACATATAGAATCAGGGTGCAACTTACATAAAGGTGACTTATGACTGATAGACAAAAAATCCTCAAATGGTTTAAAACCCACAAATACTTAACTTGTGTACAGGCTATCCACAAGCTAGGTGTGTATAACCTCAGAAGCCGAGTATGTGAGATAGAAGGCATTGTATCTGAAATGGTTAAAGTAACCCGCGCAGATGGTGTTGAAACCCGTGTAGCGCGATATTCGTTAGATAAATATTAATAGGAATAAAGCATGAGTATCAAAGATTTACCACATGTAACAGTTGAGCAGGTATTAGCATTGCGTAAAGCAGCTATTGAGCTTGAGCAGGAAAACACTGCATACCGCATTAGCTTGGAGAATCTTGAGGCTAAAAAAGACCAGATCGCGTGGGTTAGTGTTGATGAATTCAAGCCAAAACAAGGCGAAAGGGTTTTATTAATGATAGACAGCGACGATTGTCAGCCGTATGTCGTTGGATACTGGGGGTGCGGCGAGTGGGAGGCTTGCACTATCAATATTGAGGCAGAAAAAGACTACAACGGGAATATTGCTTGTGTTGAGCGCTCATTTGAAAGCAATGACGTAACCCACTGGCAGCCACTACCACCAACACAGGAGGCTTGATGTGTGTATTAAGCAAATACTAGAAAACGAATGGTATAAAACAGCCACACCACAAGAGATGCGCATTGCTTTAATGCATCTCGAAATGAATGCAATGGATCGACTGAATGCACGCTTGAATGAAGAATATCGAAAAAAACGAGATCAATGCTTTGAAGATTGCGCAGAAGATAATGGGTGGAATAAAGAAAAACTAATAGCCAATGCAGATATTGATTAAGGAGGTGTTGGTGTGAAATACAAAATCATAAATACGATTGTAGTTTTAGCGCTTGCTTCTATTTTTGTTTTCGCTATCGGTAAGACCATGCAAAAAGAACATGAATTCGCTAAAAAGTGCGAAGCAATGGGGATGATTGTAATTGA